CCTTCACCACCATTCCCCAACAAACCGCAAACCTGCCCAAGAAACGTCACTCCCATTACAGCCCCGTGAGGCGGGGTTCGCCGATTCAAGTTCTAGCCCCAGTAGACTTCGGTGACCATGTGTTCGATAATGAACCCCGCCTCCGGTTGGTAGCTGAACGTGAGTTCGTTCCTCAGGTGCCCTTTAGACTAGACGAAGCAAAGAAAACTGACGCTCCGGTCTACGCACCTGTTGATCAATTGGGACCAGTACTAGCCCAACAAGTACCGGTCGTCACTGGCAACGATTTTGATAGCATGCTCTCTGCTTTCAACAAACGATGCAATTTTTCCAGTGATGCCAGGGTAGCACCAGCCATTGTGAAGTCGGCTTTTAGATTAGCCGGCCGAATCTTCCCGAAGATTGAGCCGTTCGATTGGAGTCAGGACATTTATGACCGCTGGGTACGTAAGTTCCCTTCTGACAAGCGCCAACGGATGAGACAAGCCCTTAACAATCTTCATGACGTGAACTTTCACTCCCTCAACACCAAGTCTTTGATGGTCAAGGGAGAAGTGCTCTTAAAAAGAAACGATCCGTCCTGGGCTCCGCGCATTATTTACGTTGGTACCGACGAGTACAACGTCCTCACAGGTCCTCTCATGGATGAATTTAACAAGAGACTGTGCTGCGCGCTAGATTCGTATTCCGACCCAGTTGTTGATAGGGTCATTTTTGCGTACACCAAGACGGATGTTGAGATCGCTGAGGGTCTGTCTGGTGCAAGCCTCTACCATGAGGGTGATTTTAGCGCAAATGACAAGAGCCAACTGGTTGATGTTCACGAAATTTTTGCACATTGGCTTAAACGTTGTGGAGCCCCCCTTTGGTTTCGCAGGTTTTACATTGAGAATTCTCGCTCATTCCACGTTGTTTCTTACGATTATGGTATCAGTGCCGACATACAGAGTCAATTGGCTACCGGCGGCACTGATACCACGGGACGTAACACTGTTTGGAATCTCTGCTTATGGTATTCATATTGCGAGAAAGATCGTATTGTAGGAACTAAAGTCGCCGTTCTTGGTGACGACATCGCCGCAGGCACGAACGAAAAAGGAATTTCCCATTCCAATTGGACCAAACATTGTCTCGACGCTGGCATGCGGCTTAAGGCCCACGAGCGTCGGTTCTATTGTGATTTAACCTTTCTGTCCAGGTTTTTTGTTCCTGCGGGGGATACTGAATGTATGATTCCACTCATCGGCAAAGCTTTATGTAGGTTCAATGCTCGCGCGAACCGTAATCAAGATGTTAGTGATGATGAATACATGGCTGGAAAATCCCTCTCTTATGCCTACGAGTTTCGGCATGTGGCGTACTTTCGTGACGCCTTCCTTTCCCGCTTTTCACGCTGCAACGTGCCCGTCCAAGGTCTTAAGCTTCACGATTTAACTTGGTTTGCGAAACAAGGCGTCCAATCAGTTGATGACGTTTATCGTTCAATTCTTGGTGAGCGCGTTGTCCTTAGTGATGATTCTTTTCGGGAGGTTGTCATGGCGAAATACGATATCGGGCTCTACGACCTGGATGAGTTGCGTGACCGTTTGATTCTGAGTACTGAGATTGAAGTATTTAGTGATGAACGGTACCACAATTTCGCCCATGAAGTCGAGTAGCTTCTTCTGGTCAACGATTTTATTGTACCCTGTTCCGGCAGCTTGGTCCCCTTTAAGGACCCGGTGTGGGAGATACTGG